CTACAAGCTCGTGGCCGAACTGGTGGCCGAGGGGCTGCCGGTGCGCGGCGATGGTCAGATCGATGTGGCCGAGGGGCTGGCATGGATCGAGGACAATCTTGATCCGTCGCGTCGCAACAAGGGTGGCGTTGCCGCCGCCCCTGCCCGTGTATCAACCACGCTGGCCGAGGCCAAACGCCTGCATGAGATCGTCAAGGTGCAGCGTGCCAAGCTGGCGTTCGAGAAGGAGCAGGGTCAGTTGGTCGAAACTCTTGCCGCCACCCGCACGGTGTTCGCCCGAGCACGGGCCGAACGTGACGCGCACATGGCTTGGGTGCAGCGCACCGCGCCGCTTTTGGCCGCCGAGGTGGGGGCCGATCCGCGCGCCACCTTTGCCGCGTTGGACCGGATGATGCGCGAACATCTCGAACACCTGGCCGACATGCCCTTGGGGAGTTTTTGCGATGGTGCCTGACATCGACCTCGCCTGGCGGCGCGGCATCCGCCCCGAACCTCCGATCCCGGTCTCGGACTGGGCCGACCGGCATCGCATCCTGCCGCCCACCTCGGCGGAACCAGGGCGCTGGCGCACGGATCGGACGCCCTATCTGCGCGCCGTGATGGACGCCCTGTCTACCTCAAGCCCTTATGAACGGGTCGTGCTGATGAAAGGCGCGCAGACGGGCGGGTCAGAGGCCGGGCTCAACTGGCTGGGCTACATCATCCAGAACGCCCCCGGCATTGCCATGCTGGTCATGCCCTCGCTCGACATGGTGCGGCGCAACACCACCGTGCGGATTGATCCGCTGATCGAGGCCACCCCTGCCCTGCGTGATCTGGTCTCGGCCCCAAGGTCACGCGATGCCGGGAACAGCTTGTTCCGCAAATCCTTCCCCGGCGGCCAGCTGGTGATGACCGGCGCGAACTCGGCGGTCGGCCTGCGATCCACTCCCGTGCGATATCTGTTCCTGGACGAGGTGGACGGCTATCCCGGCGATGCCGACGGCGAAGGTGACCCGGTCGATCTGGCCATCCAGCGCACCACGACCTTCCGGGGGCGGCGCAAGATTTACATGGTCTCGACGCCCACCCTGAAAGGCCATTCCCGCATCGAGGCGGCGTATCTCGACAGCGACCAGCGCTATTTCCATGTCCCCTGCCAGCATTGCGGCGACATGGCCCCGATCACCTGGGCACGCATCCGCTGGCCCGAAGGGCAGCGCGACGCCGCCTACCTGGTCTGCGAGGCCTGCGGCGGCGTGCATCACGAGCACGACAAGGCCCGCCTGCTGGCCGCTGGCGAATGGCGACCGACCGCGCCGGGCGACGGCCGCACGGCGGGGTTCCACCTGTCGTCGCTCTATTCGCCATGGGAGACATGGGCGGAGATCGCGCATGAACATGCGCGCGTCGCCAAGGATCCTGCCCGGCTTCAGGTCTGGGTCAACACCAAGCTGGGCGAGTCCTGGGAGGACCAGGCGGGCGACACCGTTCCCGCCGATCCCCTCATGGCGCGGCGCGAGGACTGGGGCAGCGACCTCGCCCCCGGCGTGGCCGTACTGACGGCGGGCGTCGATGTGCAAGGCGACCGGATCGAGGTGCAGATCGTCGGCTGGGGCCGCGACGAGGAAGCGTGGGTCACCGACTACCGCGTGCTCTGGGGCGATCCCTCCGGCCCGCGCCTCTGGTTCGATCTCGACGGCGTATTGAACAGCACCTGGGGCGACCTATCGGTGCGCGCCGTGGCAGTTGATACCGGCGGCCACCACACCAAGATGGCCTACGAGTTCTGCCGCACCCGCCTTGCCCGCCGCGTCTGGGCGATCAAGGGCCGTGGAGGCCCCGGCATTCCCGTCTGGCCCCGTCGCCCGACCCGCACCAACAAGGGCAAGATCCCGCTCTTCATCGTCGGCGTCGACGCGGTGAAGGACGCCGTCTACGCCCGCCTGAAACTGACCGAACCCGGCCCCGGTGCGATCCACTTCCCCCGCCGTCTCGACGCCGACTACTTCCGCCAGCTGACCGCCGAGCGCGTTGTCACCCGCTTCGAGAAGGGCCGACCCATCCGCTCCTGGCAACCCAAGCGCGACGGCGAACGCAACGAGGCTCTGGACACCTTCGTCTACGCCCACGCCGCCCTGCACGGCTTGATCAGCATGGGGATGCGGTTGAACGAGGAGGTGGAAGGGTTGGCAGCAGTGGCAAACCAGCCTACGGACGTCCGAGAACGCGTGATCCGATCACCTTGGATGACATAACCTACGATCCTCCGGACGCACGATCCATCTCGCGATAGCCGCGAAACTTCTTTGCGTCGGCCAAGTTTGGCGTCCACGGCACTCTTTGGAGATATGCGCGCCTACGATGCTAGTTCCCCACTCACTGAGGTCGATGCATCTTGATCAGGACTTGCGAAACGTGGTTCGGTTGACGGTGCGAAAGCATCTTCAATTTTGTCGAGACCCTCCGAAATCGCGTACTGGCGAGCATTGTCAATAAGCCCGTCCTGGCGGAGAAAGTCCACCTGCTTCGCCATATAATCACGAAAAACGGGGTCGGCATCAGTGCTTATGCTGTTCCGCCCCTCTTGGATCGCAACACGCGCAGTCACACCGCTACCAGCAAAAAAATCGAGAACCGTCGAACCCGGGTAAGACAATGCGCGAACCAGCCGCTCAATCACTGCGGCCGGTTTCTGCGTAGGATGCCCGACACGTTCGAGCGAGTTGCCGTTCAATCGGGACATGCGCCAGACGTTTGTCGGATTACGCCCCTTCTCCACCGACTCAGGATTGAGGCGCTTATCCTTCATATAGGCCGCCTTGGTCTCTTCGTCGTAGGGCTCACGCACTGCGTCGAGATCAAAGAAATACTTCTTAGTCTTCGCAAACCAAGCGATTTCTTCATGCCGATTGGCGAAAAATCTCTGAGCACTCATACCATTCGGATAGTTCCATATAATTAAGTTCGCGAGCAGCATTTTACTATTTTGCCGCATGTGCGAAATTATCGAAAGCAGATCCCCGGAACCTGCCTCCCCTTGGTACTGCAGGCCACCGAATATGGCGATGCTGCCCGTTGGCGCCAACACTCGCTCCGCCTCTGCAAGCCACTGACTTGCCCATGCAAGATAATCCTTATGATCATCCCAGTCCGCCAGCATGATGTTGTAGGGAGGATCACAAACGATGAGTTGGATCGAGTCGCTGGGTATTTTTGCTAGTACCTCCAGGCAGTCACCCACAGCGAAAATGTGTCGTGTCGCCTGGGGCGCCGAAGAGGAAAGCAGGGTTTCCGACGAGTGTTTCTGTCCAGACTTGCGAAGCGCATTCATTGCGCGGTGACCGGCATTTCTGTGGGAACGGTTTGCCATAGGATCTCTTCTTTCAGTTTGTGTGTTCTGGCAATCGCAAGGACCATGAACGCCCAGCCGTTGCTTAGTCCAGTGCTTCAGGCGTCTTCGATGGACAGATCTTTAGCAAGCACCTTCAGCGATGTTCTGGCGACATCAAGCATCACTTTACCCATTTCACCCGCCGTCCAAGGCGCCGCTTGACAAAACAATGACGCAATTTGGAACATGTGATCAAATTCACCAGCCTTTACGACTATGTTCTCACAATAGTTCTGGTTGATTTCGCGGGAAAGGCTACTGGCAGTAACCCTGTCAATCCGGTTCAAAAGCCCAGAGTCGTGCACGATCTTCACGATACGCCCATCTGGACGGGTTACTTCAAATGACTCGGTTGCAAAGTTCGATCCCTGAAGAAAGACCACATAGGGAAAATGCCTCTCATCAAGCATAAAATTTCGAAGCTCAAGCACATTCTTGTGCATCCGCTCGATTGCATTACCTGCCGCCATAAAATCTTGGTCTTTATTCTTGCCCTGCAGAACGCCTGCAAGAATCTTTTCAACATCATTCCCTTGATGCTTTGACTCCCCCACAAGGACAATGCGCCATTTCCCATGCCGGTCTTGGACTTCGGTGATCGCACCGTCGGGCCGAATACTCGCGCTTTCCACAAACAGTGCTTGTCCAAGCCTCGGGTCAAAACTCCGCAGCTTGGCATTAATTTCTTTTTTTGAAAGTGACGTCCGTTGCCGAAACTCCAAATCCGGAAACTCTTCGGCAAGCTGGCTGAGGACACCGGCAGTCACTTCCCTGATGGACAGGTCGTGCTTTTGGGCTGCTGCGCCAAAGATACTAAGTGGTCCCCCACCAAGCTCTTGTTGGATACCAAGCCGCAGAGCTTGACCTTTTCCTTTGAACTCGACCTCTCCAGCCACATCTACCCCCGACGACGAATGATCCGTGGGGGCCTTCGTATCAGACGGGATCAGTGCAAGATAGTCGGGATTGGGATCCGCGGTGTGGGTTAGCCCATCCGATGCTAACGCGCAGGTGAGGCCAATTCTTGCCGATTATGGGGAGGCACTTACCGTCTGCTTCTCCGCGCGTACGCAACCTGCTCTGCGGCCTCTTCACATAAGCCCGGGATTGGTCATCTGACGCGGCGGGAGGCGTTCAGCGACAGGAAGTTACACAACTTCCGAGCTTTCCCGGCGCTTCCCAACCGCTCTGATACCCCGGAGGCGCTGGAAATGAGACAATCCGCGCCATGCGGACGCTCCTTCATCGCCTTCTCGGGTTCACGCGCACGCGCGGCTTTGATGCTGCGGGTGGCGGTCGTCGTTGGGAAGGTGCGCGGACGGTCGATGGGCTGAACACGGCGATCCTGGCGGGCGCGACCACAGCGGCGCGGCGGGCCGGGTGGTATGCGCGGAACAACCCTTGGGTCGCGGCGGCGGTGGACAGCCTGGTGGGCAATGTCGTCGGCACGGGGATCAAGCCGCAATCCACGCATCCCGACCGTGCGGTTCGTGAACGGCTTCAGGTGCTGTGGCTGCGCTGGACCGATCATGCCGATCAGGGTGGACTGGCCGATTTCTACGGACTGCAGGCGATGGCCGTCCGGGCGATGGTCGAGGGCGGGGAGAGTTTCGCGCGGCTGCGCGTCGCGCTCGACGCCACGGCCATCCCCCTGCACATCGACCTGCTGGATCGGGGCCAGGTGCCGCTGGATCTGCATCGCGACATCGGCGGCGGCGCACGCATCCGGGCAGGCATCGAATTCAACGGCGCTGGGCAGCGTACCGCCTATTGGGTGATGCGCGACCGGCCCGGCGATCCTCTGACCTCCCTGCGACTGGATCCGCTCCGCCTTCCAGCTGTCGATTGCATCCACCTTTTCAAGCCGCTGGCGGCCGGCCAATTGCGCGGGATCACCTGGCTGGCCCCGGTTCTGCTGCGGCTGCACGAGTTGGACCAGTTCGAGGATGCTGCGCTGGTCAAGGCCAAGGTGGCGGCGCTGTTCACCGGCTTCATCACGGATCCCGACGGCACGGCGGGCGGTCTGACCGGCACCAACACCAACGGCGCGCTGACCGTGGGCATGGAGCCCGGCAGCCTGATCCCCCTGCCACCCGGCACCGATATCCGCTTTTCCAACCCGACCGAGCACGATGCCTATGCGCCCTTCGTGAAGAACCACCTGCGCGCCATCGCTGCCGGGATGGGCCTGCCCTACGAACTGGTTTCCGGCGATCTGGAGGGCGTGACCTATTCCTCGATCCGCGCTGGGCTGATCGAGTTCCGCCGCCGGGTCGAGCAGTTGCAGCACAACGTGGTTGTCCATCTGTTCTGCCGTCCGGTCTGGGAACGCTTCGTTCGGCTGGCAGTGCTGACCGGCGATCTGCCTGCGCGGGACTTCGACCGCGATCCTGCCGCCTATCTCGCCTGCGAATGGCTGCCGCCCAAGTTCGACTACGTCGATCCCAAGAAGGACGTCGAGGCCGAGATCCTCGCCATCAACGCCGGTCTCAAGAGCCGGACGCAGGCGATTTCCGAACGGGGCTACGACGCCGAACAGGTCGATGCCGAGAGCGCCGCCGACAGGGCCAGTGCCACTACTGCGGCCGCCATCACATGCGGGGGTCGTCGGAAGTATGAGAAGCTAGCTGTCATTGGGGTGCCGTGGCTCAGAGGGGTGCGCGCGGCCATTGTCGGAAGCCTTTGGTACGGTTGCAACGCCGTGCCACGCAACGTGGGGAGCTTTGCACATGGACATCGGCTATTTCCTGAA